GGTGAAGGATTCAAAGAAGCTATCAACTATCATGATACAATGATATTCCGTAAGATGAATATTGGTACAATGATATTAGGTCAAGAAAGTGGTAAAGGTGCATATGCTCAGAGTGCAACACAGATGGATACATTAAGTATATTCCTTGATGGTGTACATGCAGATATAGCAGCAGAACTACAAAGTAAGATCAAAGAATTAGCAGATATGAATTGGAGTAATATAGAAACATATCCAACATTAGAATTTGAATCATTTGAAGAAGAAGATTTACTTGGACTATTAGCAGCATTAGATCCATTAATCAAATCATTTGCAATAGACCCAGCAGATCCATGGTTTAAACAGGTAGTAGCAAGAGTTGTAGATAAGTTCACTGATGTAGATATGTCAGAGTATTTACAGAAAGAAGAAGAAGAACCAGAACAGGTACAACCTACACAAGAAGAGATAGGTGCACCTAAGCCAGAAGTAGCAACAGATATAAATAAGATCTTTGAAATACCAAGTAAGAAACCAGAAGAACAAGTACAACCAGCTAATCCAGTAGGTGAATAAATATGGTATCAGAACGACTATTACAAAAACATAAAAAGAATATACGTAAGATAGTAACTCGATTTGAGATTGAGTTAGATGATCTTATGGATCAGCAAATACAAAAGGTTGGTCGTTCTAAAACCAAAACAGCATTACTTTCTTTATTTGCAGTTAACATGTTTCTAAGTGAGGACAATAGAAGTGCAGTACAATCTATGATGGAACATGTAACAACAGCATATCAAGGTGGTATTAACTATGCACCTGGACAGAATAGTATGACATTAATGAGTCATAATGATATCATACAACAAGGTGTATTTGAATTTGTAACAAAGATGGGTGATGATATAAAGGATCAAGCCACATCTATTATAAGTGAAGGATTTAGTAATGGTCAATCAATATCAGATATAAGTAGTACATTACAAGATAGATTAGAGATAGATCGTACACGTGCCAATGCAATAGCAAGAACAGAAGTAATGCGTGCAAACAATGCCGGATCATATCTTCAAGCAAAGAATGAAGAATATAAATTCTTTGTAATAGATATGCGTGATGAAGCATGTGACATGTGTCAAGATGAATATCAAGATCAAGTATTTACAATGGACCAGACAGAGATGCTCCCACCACTTCATCCTAATTGTGCATGTATAGCAGAATACTTTAATGATGAAAGTGAAGCACAGGATTGGGCTGGAGAAATAGCATCAGATCAAAACAATCTAACTGATAAACAGGAAGAAGAACAACAAGAGAATGGACAAGGTGCATGGGTAGATACAGAACGAATACAAGTAGAAACTAATGAAGAAGAATAGAGGTGATATGAATGCCTTATCCTAATGAACATGCAGCCAGAATATTAGAACCTGGTTCATGTGAAGATAAAAGCTTTAGACGTAAAAGAGTGACAGATGGTGTTAGTCTTATCCTATGTAAACAAGATGGTAAGATGGTAGCACAAGCATATAGATTTGATAAAGATAAGTTTAGTGCAGAAGAAGCCAAAGCATGGCTTGCTAAACATGATATTAAACATAAATCATTTGAAGGAGCGAGTGATGTGAAAGCAAAGATAGCAGCTAAACAACCAGATGGTAAAGTATGGGGATCTGGTATGCATCATGTCTGGGTTAATGATGAACCTGCACGTGTATGGGTTCCTGAAGATACAGTAATGGATACATTTAAACAGATGAATGAAGTCATAAGATTAAAAGGATCTATGGGATTAGGTATAGATCATTTAACTGATGATATATTAGAGAACAATCAAATCCTATCCAAACTTAACCTACTTGATGTAGGGGAAATAAGTGAAATAGTAACAGATGGTAATGGTATTTATATTAACAATGCAACATTAAAGAATGATATGGTCAAAGCATTACACGATGAAGACGCTCTACCAAGCTATAGTATAGTTGGGAGCATGGAAAGTAAACCTTGTCCGAGTGGAAAGGCTGACTATGTATTGACTAGCCTTGATGTAGAGCGAGTAGATTTTGTAGAAGAAGGTGGATGTCAAAGTTGTAAGGTTGGAGTACAACCTGAAGGTATGATATTAACCGCAAAGATTAGTATTAAAGGAGAAGATAGTATGAGTGAAGAAGTCGTAAATGAAACTGTTCAAGAAGAAGTAGTAGAGACTATTGTCGATGAAACTGTTCCTGTTGAATCTGTAGAGACTGTTGAAGAATCTACGGAGGTTGAGGAAGTAATAGAAGAGGAAGAGAAAGAAGAGGTTGTAGAGGTAGAAGAAGAAGCAACTATTGATTCATTAAAAGATGAGATTGCTTCACTACGAGAGTTACTAGAAACAAAGAAAGCACCTGTTGAAGCAGAAACATCTGAGTCAGAGTTTGATGCAGAAGGTGAAGTTAATAAGCTCATTAAAGCTGGCAGAGCAGTTCCTAGTATGAAGGCATCACTCTTAGAGGCAGCAGAGAAGGATGAACAGTTGTTCAGAAACATTGCAGCAAGTCTTCCTAAAATGGTAAGTTTAGGTACTAAAGCTAAACTCGCAAAAGTAGAAGAACAAACCAAGCCAGAGAAGAAAAAGAAAGTCACAATCGATGACCCAGAATGGTATGAAAGTGATGAATACAAAGAAATGTTAAAACAATTTGGAATGTAAATATAAAATATAAAAGGTGATATAAATGGCAGCAAGAACAAGTACTATTATAATGAGGAATTTCCCAGTCGTTACTGTACAAGCATACGAAGGTACATTAACAAGATACACAACTGGATTTAATGAAGTAGGTGGACAGCAAGATGTAGCAGTATACTCTGCACCTATATCCAAAGGTGATTTAGTACAACTTTACGGACACACAGAATTGGATGAAATCCAGGTACAGAAGTTCCCTAAAGCAAATGATATAGATGATGTACATGGTATGGCAGTTTCATCCCCACAAGGTATAGACAACTCAACCACATCAGAAGGAACTCCTGACCACGAATACCAGAGATTAGTCGATGTAGCATTCTTCGGATTAGGTATAATCGAACTCAAAGCATCCGCAACCGTACGTCCTGGATACTCATTAGGTATATCAGAATCAGCAGATAAAACAGTTACAGAAGTATTAGCATTAGAATCAGTTACAGCAGGAAATGGTAACTGGATCAGTATGTCCTATGCAACTGTCGGCCTTCCAGTCAAAGTATTAGTTGGATGGGTTGGATTCGTACCTGTAGACGCATAATTCTACAGCACTTAATTTATTAACAGATATAGTCGAACTTAAATATAATATAAAATAAAAGGTGATATAAATGGCAACAATTACTCTTAGTCCTGAAGCAGCACTACAACCAAGATTTCTTGAAGGTATAATTAATAAAAAATTAGAAGCACAACTTTCCTTCAACAACTTCTTCCCAGTAGTACGAACAGACGCACTTTCATTCAGTTACTTTACTGATCTAACATCAGCAGGTGACGACATAACAGCAGGTACATTATCCAAACCAGCTAAACTCTTAGAGCTTGGTGAACTAACAGAAGTAGAAACTTCAACAATCAGTCAGTCCCATGGAGATATGGAAAGGTTCGGATACAGTATGAGATTTTCACAGAGACAGATGAGGGAACCTTCATTCATAGATGAGATCCAGAGAACTGTCGATCGTGCAACCTATGGTATGGCAACTAAAATGAATGATGATATAGTCTCCCTATGGAAAACCACAGGTGGAACAACCAACACAACCTTTGCATCCGCATTCTCACCAGTAGCACAATGGTCAACATCCACAGCAGAACCAATCACAGATATACTCTCAGCTGTAGAAGCATCACAGAACCAGGGTTACCCATACAGTATGACTGATATGTGGCTCAATAAGACCAACTACTTTGAAATGTTAAAGATCTTAACACAGACTGACATTAACTATGTTATTTCCCCATACGGATCAGAACCATCAGTTCCACAGATCGCAGGTGTTAGTGTACACAACCTCTCAACCCAGTCCTCTGAATTAACAGAAGGTTACTTACTCGGTGGAGATT